ACATTTACAGGTACTACATTAGATAACGCTAATGGTACATTATCAGACGTTCAAAACATTCAACCTGGTACTCAACCTACATGGTTCTCACAAGTTGTTGTTACCTTAAAAATGACTGCTACAAGTTTAGGTACTTTAGCATCAGGTCAAATCAATATTACTCTTAAGTATGCTCAACAAGATCTTAATATTGGTAATGGTACAACATACCCATATGGTAACTTTGATTAATTAATCTGATTGGGGGTTTAACCGCCCCCTTTCTATAACTAAGGAGATTAATTATGACAATGCAAACCGATATTAAATCAGCGCATACTAATACCTCAGCCGTGTTAGTAGCTTTTCGTACACGCCTAAGACAAATTACATTTAATAGTAATGGCACAGCAGGAACACTTATTCTTTATGATAATGCATCGTCTGCTTCAGGAAATGTTTTATGGCAATTTGATTTTGGGGCTAACGTAATAGCTGTACCTGTATTATTACCAGGTGAAGGTATACTCGCTTACAATGGTATTTATGCTTCATTAACTAATGCCAATTCATGTACTATTTGTTACGGATAATATTATGATTTCTCATATGCATGAAAGTACAAAACAAGTTATAGATACAGCATCAACTATTACAGTCGTAGGAACTATTATGAATTGGTTACCAGCAGCAGCAGCTTTATGGACTATTGTTTGGACTACAATTCGTATTTACGAAACTAAAACTGTACAAGACTGGATCAAATCTAGGAAAAATAAAAATGCCTAGTGTATCTAAAAAACAACATAACCTAATGGCAGCTGTGGCTAAAAATCCTAAGTTTGCTAAAAAAGTAGGTATTCCTCAATCCGTTGGTAAAGATTTTGCAACTGCCGATAAAGGTAAGACGTTTAAAAAAGGCGGTGTATCATTAGCCGTTGGACGTGGTGAAAAACTTCCAGTATCTAAAGGTGCTGGACTTACTGCTAAAGGTCGTGCTAAATATAATGCTGCAACAGGATCTCATTTAAAAGCTCCTCAACCACAAGGTGGTCCTCGCAAGAAATCATTTTGTGCTAGGATGTCTGGAATGCCTGGTCCTATGAAAGACGAAAAAGGTCGTCCTACACGTAAGGCAGCATCGCTTAAACGATGGAATTGTAAATAGGAGATACTATGGAAGATGATATTAAGCAGGATAAAAAGCTTATTAAACGAGCTTTTGGAATGCATGATAAGCAAGAACACAAAGGTCAACATACCGATTTATCTAAACTAAAAACAGGTGGAAAAATTATGAAGAAACACAAAATGAAAGAAGGAAGCGCTGCAGAAGAACGTGGCGAAAGCAAAGCTTTTGAAGCTAAAGAAGACGAATCAAAAGAAATGCGTAAAGGCGGTAAAGTTAAAAAAATGGCTAAAGGTGGTATGGCTGAAGTTATGGGTCCAAAATCAATGTCTAAAGATGTTGAAGCTGGTTCTAATAAACTTAAAAGCTTTGGTGAATCTAAAGTTCAAAAACGTGGTGATACTAAAGGTAAAAACTTAGGTGATTCAGGTCCAACAAGAATGTGCGGTGGTGGTATGAAGAAAATGGCACGTGGTGGTGGTATTGAATCTAAAGGCAAAACTAGAGGACGTTTCTGTTAATCATGGCTAAAGATGATTATAAAGGTCCAACACCAGAAGAAATGGATCGAGCAGCTAGAATGATGGAAAAAAATATTCCTCCAGTTGCTCCATCTAAACTAGAACCAAAAGCTCCAGTACCTCCTGTTACTATACCAGTTAAAAAAGCTAAAGGTGGTAAAGTTAGAGGTCATGGTATGGAATCAAAAGGTAAAACAAAAGGTAAATTTATTTAAGGAGTAATAAAATGGCTTATAAACATCATGATGAACATGTAACACAACACGAAGACGGTGGTCATAAACACCATTCAGATATGTATGGTAAACATGCAGCTGGTCATAAAAAACACGCTGACCATATTAAAGTTATGGGTGCTGGTGCTGTAGAAGATCATGGCGATGAAGAAATGCCAACACACGGCAGAATGGACTAAATATGATGGCCTCTCGTGGTATGGGGGATGTAAATCCTTCAAAGATGCCAAAGGCCAAAAAGATTGTCCGAAAAGACAATCCTAATGATGTTGAAGTTTATAAAAAAGGCGGTGAGGTTTGGAATAAACCACGCCCTAAATCATTAGGTAAACCTAAACCATTGTCATCTGATAAAAAATCTAAAGCTAAAGCTATGGCTAAAGCAGCAGGAAGACCTTATCCAAATTTAGTAGATAATATGAGAGCTGCAAAGCGTAAATAATGGCATATACATCAGGTACATCTTCATTTAATTTATCTTTATCTGAAATCGTTGAAGAAGCTTTTGAACGATGTGGTAAAGAACTTCGCACGGGCTACGATTTAAGAACTGCCAGACGTTCACTTAATATACTTACTATTGAGTGGGCTAACAAAGGTATTAACCTATGGACTGTAGAAGAAGGTCAAATACCATTAGTTCAAGGTCAGATTAGTTATCCATTACCTGTAGATACTATTGATTTATTAGATCAAGTTATTCGTCAAAATGCAGGTACAACTAATCAAACTGATATCAACATAACACGTATTTCAGAAACAACATATTCAACGCTACCTAATAAATTAACACAAGGTAGACCTATTCAAGTATGGATTAACAGACAATCGGGGAATACTAATGCAACCACAGCTTTACTTTCTTCTTCTATTGGTGCTACTGATACTACTATTACAGTCAGTGATGCATCACAACTTGCTGCCGCAGGGTTTATTCAGTTAGATACTGAAGTAATCTATTATGCAAATGTTACTGGCAACCAATTACAAAATTGTGCTCGTGGTCAAAACAATACAACAGCTACTTCACATACAGCGGGTGTAGTTGTATATGTACCATGGCTACCATCTATTAATGTGTGGCCAACTCCAAATGCTGGTGGTAACTATGTATTTGTGTATTGGAGACTAAGACGTATACAAGATACAGGCGGTGGTGGTACATTTATTCAAGATATGCCATTTAGATTTATACCTGCTATGATTGCAGGATTAGCATACCACCTAAGCGTTAAATTAGATGGTGTAGATCCACAAAGGGTAATGGGTTTAAAACAAGTTTATGATGAAACATTTCAACTTGCAGCCGATGAAGATCGTGAGAAAGCAAGCATTAGATTTGTTCCACGTAACATGAACTATTATAGGTAATTAGATGCCTAGTAAATTTGCATCAGGCAAACACGCAATAGCGGAATGTGACCGTTGTGGTCAACGCTATAAATTAAAAGAGCTTAAAAAACAAACAATAAAAACAAAGCTCTACAATATTAAAGTATGCCCAAGTTGCTGGGACCCAGATCATCCACAACTACAATTAGGTCTCTACCCTGTTAATGATCCACAGGCAGTTAGAGAACCAAGACCTGATGTATCATATTACCAATCAGGAAATAGTGGAGTTTTAACTAATCCTTCAGCAGGAACTAGTGTTGCTGGGTATGGTACTCCAGAAGGTGGTAGTAGAGTATTTCAATGGGGATGGGCTCCAGTAGGTGGAGCAAGTTCATTTGATACAATTCTTACACCTAATGACTTAATTGGACTTAGCGCTGTAGGAAGTGTTACAATAACAACAACTTAAATTAGGAGAAGTAAAATGGGTTACAAATCAACAGCAGATGGCGTTACTAAATCTGGAAGAACTAAAGGTAAAAATTTAGGTGATACAGGTCCTAATATCGGCATCGAAAGTGGTAAAGGTAGTAAAGGCGCTTCAACAGTTACAAATACAGCTTTAAAAGCTGTAGGTCGTAATTTAGCTCGTGCTAACAATCAAAAAAAGGGTAGATAATAATGGCTACAGAAATCAAAGCAACTAAAAAAGACAGTCCATCTATTACCTTAGGTAATGCTAAAAACAATAAACCTGCAGAAGTTTATGCTAAAAACGGTGCAACAGCTCAAGCTGGTAACGCTCCAATGGAAGCTGGCGAATTTGTACAAACAAAATCAGCTAAAACTGCTAACATTAAAGACCCTTTAATGAATGGTGTAAGTTACGGTGTAGGTATGGAAAAGACAGACGGCATTGAAATGCGTGGAGCAGGTGCAGCTACTAAAGGTCGTAAATCTAGAGGCCCAATGGCGTAATGAATTACTTAGAGCTATATCAAGCAATTCAAGACTATAGCGAGAATACTGAGGCATTATTTGTCCAGAATATTCCTCGCTTTGTTCAAGAAGCTGAAGATAGAATTTATAATGCTGTTCAAATACCTGCATTACG